CAGAACTTAGTGATGACGAATTGTATGTTTTTGCTGTGACATCTGAACTTATTAACGAAGATTGGCAAAAGGCCAATAAGCGAGACAAAACTGATGGCATGAGCAAGAAGGCTGTTAACGCATACCGCCGTGAAAATCCAGGATCAAAGTTAAAAACTGCTGTGACCACAAAACCCAGCAAGTTGAAGAAAGGCTCAAAAGCAAGTAAACGTCGTAAAAGCTATTGCTCGCGTTCTAGAGGACAAATGAAAATGCATAGTATCAGTTGTGCTAAAACTCCGGACAAAGCAATTTGTAAAGCTCGTAGACGCTGGAACTGCTAATAAATACATTATGAAAATTAAAGAGTTGTTTGAGACGGCATCTAGTATGGGTGCTGGCGATGTTGCTACATTCATCAAGGGCGGCTCTGGAGCAGATGTAGGCACACTCTTTGGGGGTAGTTATCAGCAAAAAACTGTTAAAAAACCCAAGTCTAAGAAGCCTCGCGAAAGTATATTAAGAAGATAAATACAGTATGGACTTTAAAAAACACGATCACGAAGCAAGTATGGCAAAAGCAGAGCTGGCTCAAATAGCTAAAAATGCTATGGCCATTTATCGTATGATCAAAGAAGGCGACAATTTAGATGGTTGGATCAGCAGTTATATCTCTGTGGCCAACGATCATTTGAATTCTGTTCATGAGAAGATGGATTACGAATCTCAGAAACAAGGCGCCATCGAGCAAGGTCCTAGAGAATTTGAAGAATCGTTGCAGTACCAAATTAAAAGCAATCTGTGTGAACAGTGGCTAGATAAAAAATATGGATTTTAAATCACTTATTAGCAAATTAGACAGCATGGAAGCTCCTCCACAGACACCAGCTGCACCAGTTTTAGAAAAAGCTGTTCAACTAAACGAAGATGCACAATTACGTGTACTAAGTGGACGTTCTACATATGTTGCTGAAGCTAAGAAAAAAGCGGACGATGAAAAGAAAAATGAAAAAGTCAAAGAAGAAAAATCTTCTACTGGTGGAACTATTGACCGTTCTACAAAAGGTGTAACCAAGCATAAAGAAAATCCAGATCGATATAGTGATGAAGAACACTCTGAACCAAAGTCAAGTGCTAAGTCTAAATCTGCTGCTGAGAAAAAAGGTGCTCCAGAACAGAAAAAGTCTAAGACCGGAACTTGGGGTATGGAAGGTGGTAAGAAATTCGATAACACCAAGAAGGAAAGCATTGAGCCAGAATTCAAAAGTAAGTTCATGAAGATGGTGGAAGCAGCTAAAGAAGAAAGCGAAGCTGATAAAGCTGAAGCCAAGAAGAAAAAAGAAGAAAAGAAAAAGAAGATGGCCAAGATTATGGACGAAGGCGCTAAGCCGGACTTCTTAGACATGGATAAAGATGGCGACAAGAAAGAGCCGATGAAAAAAGCTGTTGCTGACAAAGGCGATGACAAGCCAGCTGGCAAGAAAGGCATGAGCGATAAGCAGGCCAAATATTTTATGCAGGCATGGTGTACGAGCGCATGGGCGGTGTATTCGAAATGTACGATGTACTAAGCGAAGACCAAAAGTAATTTAACCAATCGCACTGAAAAGCCGGCAATTTAGTTGACCGGCTTTTTTGTTGGCTATATAATAGTTCTATAGGAGAAAATTATGTCAACTAGAATGTACGGTCCCGAAGAAAAAGCAAAACTTGAAAGATTGATCAACGAGGGCGGCAACGTGCTACGTGAAGTAGAAGATCTCAAAGAGGGCCTTAAAGAAACTGTGAAAGCAGTTGCTGAAGAACTCCAAATTAAACCCAGCGTAATCAACAAGGCGATTTCTATTGCACATAAAGACAATTGGAAAGACCACGAGCAAGAATGGAATGACATTGAAATGATTCTAGGTGTCACCAAGAGGTTGCCTGAATAATGAGCTACTGGGGATATCATTTATTATTAGATTGCAGCGGCTGTGATATAGCTGCCGTAAAAGATCGTGATAACATATACAAGTTCGTAAAAGACCTAGTGGCACGCATCGATATGACTGCACACGGAGAACCTATCATCGAATATCTTCTCCCCGGAGATCCTAAACAGGGATATAGTCTTTTGCAATTAATTACAACCAGCAACATCAGTGGTCATTTTATGGAATTAGATGGCACGGCCTACTTTGATATTTTCAGTTGTAAAGAATTTGATCTTGAAGTTGCAAAACAGGTAGTCAATGAATATTTTCACCCTAAGAAAATGCGGGTTAACTTTTTGACTAGGCATGCAGATTGATTTTGTAAAAACACCGTACACTACAGGTCCTAATATGATACGTAATACAGGACCTGTTTTTATTTCTTCTCCTGATCTAGACATAATACAAAAGAAAAAAGAAGAATTGTCAAAGTATAACACAGATTTATTTGGTCAGATCGCAGGATCAGAATCTATCGTTGAACGTGCTGCAAGATATTGCGGTGTATATTCTAATCAAATCCAAGATCTAGCACTGCGCTTGGAGGAAGATGTTGCTGTCATGCATCAAGGCAAACTAACAGCTATTTGTTTTTGCTTTCCCAGCGGCTTTATCCCATCACAACGATTAGGTATGACTCTAGAAGATATTCATAGACCGGTAGCAGATAGTGAACTGTTGGTAAAAGCCAGTCCCGGTATCAGTAGGGTAATGTGTGAACAAACAAGTTTTCGCAGATGGGTCTGGACTATAACCACCAATCCTGATTTAAGTAATCATCCTAACAACAAAAAACAAATTGAACCCGTTGGCCTAGACGATTTATATTTTAGATATGAGACACAAACCACTGCCAAAATAAATTCCGAAACCAGTTTGTTCTTTGTTAAGATGGATGTTGTTCCTCTCAAATCCGTGTACCATAAGCGAATATTAGACAGCGTTAATAGCATGACTGACAATATATTGGAATACAAAAACTTGACAAAAATTAAAAATCTGTTAAACTTGTTAGCTACTGAGAAGAATAAATGATAAATGATGTGTTTCGACCCACACTAGAATGGATACATGATGACTGGAAGTCTAATAAGTTTCGCTTTGTTATTGAGCTACTTGCTTGGGCTATTAGTATTGGCTGTGCGATCACTATGGCAGTCACCGTCCCCACCCCGCCTTTACTTGCTCTTTATCCTATATGGATTTCTGGTTGTGCCATGTATGCTTGGGCTAGTTATACTAGGAAATCATTTGGCATGCTGGCTAACTACCTCTTGCTAGTCAGTATTGACAGTGTTGGCCTAACAAGAATGCTAATTAATTAAATAAAGTAAGAAGGTAGGCGTGGCCATAAACCGCAAATTGGTATTTGCAAGCCCTAAATTGCATAGGAGAATAATTTGAGTTATGTAGACGCTTTCTATAACAGAGAGCAGGATATCATCAATGTTGTTGAACGCAATGATAAAGGCGAACGGCATTACAAAGAATATCCTGCAAGACATGTTTTTTATTATCCAGACGCCAAGGGTAAATTCACAAGTATTTTTGGACAATCGTTGTCCAGAGTAAGTTCTAAAAATGTCAAAGAACATCGTAAAGAACTTGCAATCCATTCAAACAAGAAACTGTTTGAAAGCGATATTAATCCCATTTACCGTTGTCTAGAAGACAACTATATCAATGTTGACGCACCTAAACTTAACGTAGCGTTTTTTGATATTGAGGTAGACTTCGATCCAGAACGTGGCTATGCATCGCCAGAAGATGCATTTATGCCAATCACTGCCATTGCTGTCTACCTACAATGGATGCAGACTATGGTGTGTTTGGCGATTCCTCCTAAGACATTAAGTATGGAAGAGGCAACTAAACAGGTTGCAGAATTTCCCAACACCATGCTGTTTGATAACGAAGCAGATATGTTAGATACATTCTTAGATCTAATACAAGATGCAGACGTACTAAGTGGGTGGAATTCAGAAGGCTTTGATATTCCATATACTGTTAATCGTGTTACCAAAGTTCTAAGCAAAGAGGACACACGCAGATTTTGCCTGTGGGATCAGTTTCCCAAGAAGCGTGAGTATGAGAAGTATGGCAAGGCGGCTGTCACATATGACCTTATTGGGCGTGTACACCTAGACAGTCTTGAACTATATCGCAAGTACACTTATGAAGAGCGCCACACCTATAGACTAGATGCTATCGGAGAAATGGAGATAGGTGAGAACAAGACTGTCTACGAAGGCACACTTGATCAACTGTACAACAATGACTTCCGCAGATTCATCGAATACAACAGACAAGACTGTATGCTGTTGGAAAAGTTAGATAAAAAACTCAAGTTCCTAGATCTTGCCAATACACTGGCACACGAATGTACTGTGCTACTACAGACCACAATGGGTGCTGTTGCTGTGACTGAACAGGCCATTATCAATGAGGCTCACAAGCGTGGAATGATTGTTCCTAATAGAATATCTAGAGAAGAAGGCTTTAGTAATCAAGCCGCTGGTGCATATGTTGCCTATCCCAAGAAAGGCATTCACGAGTGGATTGGCTCTTTAGACATCAACAGTCTATATCCATCAGCAATTCGTGCCTTAAACATGGGCCCGGAAACCATTGTTGGACAACTGCGCCAAGATGGCACCAAGGCGTTTATTGACGGTGAGATTGCTAAGGGCAAAAGTTTTGCATCAGCATGGGAAGGCGTCTTTGGTTCATTAGAATATGCAGCCGTACTAGAACGAAATGTTGGTCGTGAAATTGTCATTGACTGGGAAGACGGTGGCACAGATACACTGAGTGCTGCTCAGGCCTATGATCTAATCTTCGAAAGCAATCAGCCGTGGATGATCAGTGCCAACGGTACTATTTTTACTTATGAAAAAGAAGGTATTATTCCTGGCTTGCTCAAACGTTGGTATGCTGAACGCAAAGACATGCAGGCCAAACTCAGAGACTGTATTGCAGCAGGCAACAAGATTGAGGAAGAATACTGGGACAAGCGTCAGTTGGTCAAGAAGATTAATCTTAACAGTTTGTATGGTGCTATTCTTAATCCTGGTTGCCGTTTCTTTGATAATCGAATTGGACAATCAACCACCCTAACAGGTCGTGCTATTGCTCGTCACATGGCCGGAAAAGTAAATGAAATCATCACCGGTGAAAATAATCACACTGGTAAAGCCATCATTTACGGTGACACTGACTCATGTTATTTTTCAGCCTATACCACACTTAAGAAAGAAATAGATCGAGGAGCTCTACCTTGGACTAAAGAAAGTGTCGTTGAACTATATGACACAATTGGTGAGGAAGTAAATTCAACGTTTCCCAAGTTCATGCAGGACGCATTCCATTGTCCAAAGACTCGTGGTGAAGTTATCAAGGCTGGACGTGAGATTGTTGCATCACGTGGCTTGTTTATTACTAAAAAACGTTATGCTGTGTTATACTATGACAAAGAAGGCAAGCGAGCAGACATAGACGGCAAGCCAGGTAAGATTAAGGCCATGGGCTTGGATCTTAAACGCAGTGATACTCCTGTAGTGATTCAAGACTTCTTGAGTGAAGTGTTGACTAAGGTGTTGAATAACGGAACTAAAGAAGATGTTTTGGAGTATATCACTGATTTCCGTACTGAATTTAAAACTCGTCCCGGTTGGGAGAAAGGATCACCTAAACGTGCAAACAACATTACAGAATACGCCAACAAAGAGAAGAAGGCTGGCAAGACTAATATGCCTGGTCATGTTAGAGCAAGCCTTAATTGGAATACGCTCAAAAGAATGATGGATGACAAGTATAGTATGAGTATTACAGACGGTGCAAAAGTTATTGTCTGTAAAGTCAAAGACAATCCGATGGGCTATACATCTGTGGCCTATCCCGTAGATGAACTTAGACTGCCTCAATGGTTTAAGGACTTGCCTTTCAACGATGCTGAAATGGAAAACGCAGTTATCGATGAAAAGCTAGAAAACTTGATTGGAGTCTTGGAATGGGACATCAGTTCAACTCGCAGTGACAACACATTCAGTAAACTTTTTGATTTTGAGTGATTTAGCGGTTGCTTTTTACTCTAGATCTAAATATAATCTTAATAACAGGAGAACTTTCAATGAAAGATATACTACAAGATATCGTATCGCACACACAGAATCTAGGCTTCTTGACTACAGTCAAGGTCACAGGCACAGACAAAGGCACAACAATCAACTCTATGGCCGATGACCGTTCAGTTATTATGGAAGCAGAAACTGCTGCACCCTACCCAGACATGATCGGTGTGTTCGGTATGCCTCAACTAAACAAGTTGAAATATCTGTTGGAAGGTGCAGAATACAAAGAAAACGCCAAAATTTCTGTAACCACAGCAGAACGCAATGGTGAAACAATTCCCACAGGCCTACACTTTGAAAACAAAGATGGTGACTTTAAGAATGACTATCGCTTTATGAATGCAGAAATCATCAACGAAAAAATGAAGACTGTGAAATTCCGCGGTGTCAAGTGGGATGTAGAGCTAGAGCCCACTGTGGCCGCAGTACAACGTTTCAACTTTCAGGCAGGTGCGCACAACGAGAATCCAACATTTCTTGCTAAGGTCGAAGGTGGAAATCTCAAATTTACATTTGGTGATGCATCAACACATGCAGGTGAATTTATATTTGCGCAAAATGTTGTGGGCAAACTTGATCGTGGTTGGACTTGGCCAGTTATGCCAATCTTGAGCATACTAAAGATTGCAGATGTCAATAACACAAAGATGAGTCTGTCAAACGAAGGTGCTATTCAGATCACTCTCGACAGCGGACTTGCCACTTACAAATATATTATTCCTGCTCAGTCGGTCTAAATATGAAAGAACCAATTAATCTAACACCGTTACAAAAAGACTATGCAGTATACCTACCTGCTATCAGTTCTTTTTATAGTACCTACGTTGCCAAACAACGATTAGAAGAATTTGTACCAAACGATCGTATTCCTAAAGGATTCGATCGTGGTATTGAAGGTATGAACTTTCTAAATCCAGATCAAGGCTACTTTACCTACAAGTATGCCCTGTATTCGGCGGGCCACGCACAGTTAGACCTAAATAAAAGCATGACACAAGAATCCATGATTCAACAGCGAGATCGTGCTAACACAATGATCTTAGGCGATTCAGGAGGATATCAGATTGGTAAAGGTGTTCTTAAGTTTGATTGGTTAAACTTTGAAGGTGCAAGTGCTAACGAAACTCGTCAAAAGATTCTCGAGTGGTTGGAATTGACTGCTGACTGGTCAATGATGCTGGACGTTCCGACATGGGCCTGTGATCATATTCATAGTCCCAAGACCGGGTTGAAAACATTTGAAGACTGTCTAGAAAAGACACGCTTTAACAACGACTACTTCTTGCAAAATCGTCTAGGCCAGACTAAATGGCTTAACGTATTACAAGGTGGTGACTGGGATACTGCTGAAAAATGGTATCGCGGTGTTGTAGAGTTCAGCGATCCCAAAGGCAAGTATGCTGGCAAGGAAGCAGAAGGTTGGGCCATGGGTGGCGCTAATATGTGCAAGATGCCCATTACACTAAAAAGGTTGATAACATTGAGAGACGAAGGTCTCTTAGAAGGCAAGGACTGGATGCACTTTTTGGGTACAGCACAGCTTGACTGGTCTTGTTATCTTACATTAATTCAACGTGAAATTAAAAAGCACATAAATGAAAACTTTACCATCTCTTTTGATTGCGCCTCGCCGTTCATTGCAACAGCACACGGACTTGTCTATACCAACGCCCAGCACACCAACAAGCGTTGGAGTGTTATTATGGACAAAGCCCCAGATACAAAAGCCCTTAGCCAGAATTTTGACATCCCATTCCCATTCGAATCAGAAGTTGGAAGCAGATTATCAGTAGGTGATATCTGTTGGTACAAGCCCGGCATGCTTAATAAGATCAACAAGGAAGGCAAAACTAGTTGGGATAGTTTTAGCTATGCATTAATGATGGGACATAATGTTGAATGTCATATCAAGGCTGTACAACGTGCTCAACAATTGATGGATATTGAATGTGCCAAACACAAGCCAGACTGGCGTATGTGGGGTGTTGAAGGCAAGAAAGAAATTGAATTCAGCGAATGGGTGCCCCGCAAGATCCTTTATTTTGCCACATTCATTGAAGAATTATTCAATACTAAAACTAAAGCAGAAGCATTTGCATTGATCGACAATGCCAATCAATTCTTAACCAGCCTCGAAGGTGCTCGACTCCAAGGTGGCCCTGTTGCCTATGGTAACAAAGATCTGTTTGATTGGGGTGATGCCAAGAAGGTCAAAGAAGAAGAATTCGATCAGCAAGATGATGATGAGCTACGTGCATTGGAAGGTATCGTTCAAGGAGCATAATTTATGTATGAACAAAGAATTAAACATTTGGAAGAAGCGCATCGTGCTTTGGATAAACAAGTTGACACTTTGGAAAGAACAGGCCTGTTTGAAGACCTAAAACTGGAAGAATTGAAGAAACAACGGTTGCTCTTACGAGATAAACTTGCTATACTAAAGCATAAACAACAACTTCACACACAGGCATCACAATGACAGCGCACACTTTCAGTCTCAATCGCGCACAGGTTGAAAAACTTGCCAAGATGGCGGATCACTTCAAGGAAGTGGAGTGGTTCACTCTCGAAGAAACTAATACCAGCGGTATTGGTCCTACGGTTTCCGTAAAGTTTAATCTATTCGGAGATCACGATAAAGATCAAGATACCACTATAGATATCACTGATGTGAGTACTTGGTAATGAAACAAGAACTAGACAAACTGTTGTGTGAGAAATATCCCAAGATGATGGTTAATCGCAACAAGCCCATGCAGGAAACTTGTATGTGTTGGGGGTTTGAATGTGGCAATGGTTGGTTCAATATACTAGATCAGCTCATGAGCAATATCCAACATCACATTGATTGGAAAGAAAAACAGCGTCAGTATGCAATGGATTATAATGAAATGGCTGCACAGGCCAAGACAGGTAACTTTGATCTGTTTGAAAAAAGAATGGAAAGTGTAGTTGATCAAGCATATAAAGAAAAGAAGCTGGGTGAAATTGTTGCTGGAGACTTTAGGGAAGTTCCCGAATCAATTCCACAAGTAACATTGGATCAAGTTAAAGAAAAGTTTGGCACACTACGTTTCTACTATACAGGTGGCGATGATGAGATTAGTGGTATGGTACGTATGGCAGAAAGTATGAGCGGAGTCACCTGTGAAGAATGCGGCAATCCTGGAGAAACTAAAGGCCAAGGTTGGGTCGTAACACTGTGCGAAACTCATCGAGCAGCTCGAGAAGAAAAAAAGCTGATTCAACAAGGATATGAACAATGAAGTGCGAATTGTGCCATCAAGAATACAGTCCACAATGTGATTATCAACAAGGCCGATGTCCTCATCATCCTCCTATGATTACCAGTTATCATTATAGATATCTCAATTTGTTTAATTTAATCAAGAAATGGTTTCAACGATGAAAAGAAATTACGAATCTGGCGTTTCAGACACTATTACATTCTTTGTAGGAGTAGAAATCGAACGCACACCTGCCTACGGAATGAAGACTCTGTTTGTGGTAGGAGAACATGATCCTTATGTAATTTTAGAGCTGGCTCGAAATCACAACTGCCGACATATTTACTTTGGAGCTAACCAAAGTTTTCCTAAACTTGCTGTCAACGATGCTGAATCGTGGCGTCTATGGGAAGACATGATTTATGTTTGCTTAGATGCAGATGATGAACTTTGGTGTACACTGGATCTAGATGTGGCACAGATAGAAGGACTGCTCGAAAGTGGTCTTGTTGAAAAGCGTCAGTTCATTCCGCAAATTTCGGTAAAACTGCCATATTTACAACAGTTAGGGTATAATGCTACTATAAAGATAGACGACAAAGATTTTAAGGCAACTAATCCTGGAGTCTGGTGTCATAATCTCCATGACCTACTAGATAGAAATAAGTTTACCAGTTGGGATCAATACGGCAAAGACGAGATTATAAAATGAGCGGTGGATACGCAGTAGCATCAACACGAAGCACTAGACGAATTCCTAGGATTACAGGTGCTAATCAAATCAAACGTGCAAGACTAATTCAGACAACAACTATGAAATTATCAATTAAAGAACGAATTCGAAACTGGCTAATGAAAGACAATGACGAGCGAGAGCTAGTATACGCTGAGGATTGTGAAAGTGTTGACCTCCATTCTCAAGGTTTCCGCTTACAAGTTTATAGTGCTAGCGGCGGCACTATTGTAGAAACCACCAAGTACGATCAAAAGAAAGATGAAAATCGGCATAGTCTTTATGTAGTGACAGAAGACAAAGATCTCGGTGAAGAATTATCAAAAATCATAACAATGGAACAACTAAGATGAAACACTCCAGTTTAAATGTAAAACATATTACTGTTAAAGACACCCCGGCATTCAAAATTCGTGTAGAATCCTGGGAATCGGTGAGTCCTAAAGGGCTGTTGGCAGTAGATATAATCCAAGAATGTCTCAATGACAAAGGCTCTGTCACAGATTCTAGTGTATATAATTTCCATATGACTAGAGATGAAATCAAAACTCTTTGCCAAGGATTAATGTCAATATGATTATCCGTCAAGACCAACGACCTAATAAAATGATCTGGGTCACATTTCGCAAGGAAGGCATTCACTGCTATCCAGCAGCTGCCACAGATCCCAATCTAGCCACAGGAGATGAATATGATGTTTCGTTTTTGGCCAATCCTCATCGTCACATCTTTCATTTCAGGGTGTGGATCTCTGTGCTCCACAATGACAGGGACATCGAATTCATCCAATTCAAGCGATGGCTTGAAGCGTTGTATATGGGTCAAGGTTCAGTTCTGAGCCTCGATCACAAGAGCTGTGAGATGATGAGTGATGAATTACACAACATCATCGCACTGAAGTATCCGGGTCGTGAGATCTGGATTGAGGTCTCCGAAGACGGAGAAAATGGTTCATTTATCAAATATTAAAAGAGGCTATTATGGCTAAGAATTACAAGGATTATTCCTATTTCGAAAATCGCCCCGACGTTGTTCGGATCTTTGATGACCTAGATGCATATCTAGATTGGTGCAGGTTGGAACTGCAACCATTTAATCCTGCAGATCTCTATAAGAGAGATTCTACAACTTATCAGTCTTACCTGGCAAGTCGTCGTCCAGCAAGACGCCCATATTTAGGCAACAAGCCTCGTTGGGACAATAACGGTCGCCGCAATGAGCAGAATTTTTCTCGTTGATCTAGAAGCAGTTGAGACAAGGTACACGGGTCAATGGAAGACTCATGTACCCAATGTCAACATTATATCAGGTCCTACGGACATTCCTAGTGCTACCACTCCTGGAGCATTTCTCAACTTTGGCGGCACTAATATCTACAAGGCTAGTCAAGTGGAGCAGATGGGTCGTTTATTTTGCTCCGGAGCAATTAAGCCTGGCGATCATTTTTTGTTTACTGACGCTTGGCATCCTGGTATCATAAACTTAAAGTATATGAGTGAGTTGCTGGGCATACCAGTAGTCACACACGGACTTTGGCATGCCGGTAGCTATGATCCACAAGACTTTTTAGGCCGACTGGTTGGCAATAAGCCTTGGGTGCGTAATGCAGAGAAATCATTCTTTTCTGCTTTCGATCACAACTACTTTGCTACTAACTTTCATATAGAAATGTTTAATAGAGAATTATTAAACAACGGGCATAGTGTAGAAAATCCTTGGTACGAAGAAGAACTTAAAGAAATCTTAAGCGGAGAGTATCCTAAGTTTGTGCGTACAGGTTGGCCCATGGAGTATATGCAGGATACATTATTAATGTATAAGAACATGCCCAAGCGTGATCTTATACTATTCCCTCATCGTATTGCTCCTGAGAAGCAGGTTGAAATTTTCCGTGACCTAAAACATCAGTTACCGCAATATGAATTTGTTGTTTGTCAAGATCAACAGTTGACCAAAAATGAATATCACAATTTACTAGGTGAGGCCAAATTAGTGTTCAGTGCCAACTTACAGGAAACACTGGGCATCAGTTGGTATGAAGGTGCTATTGTAGATGCTATTCCAATGGTGCCGGATAGACTCAGCTACAGTGAAATGGCATTGGATACATTTAAGTATCCCAGCAAATGGACTGAAAGCTATGATGCATATACTGTGTATCGTCCGGACATCTGTAAAACAATTATAGAACACATGGAAAATTACAGAACTCGTATACCTAGCCTAAATAAACAGGTAGATATACTAAAAGAAAACTTTTTTAGTTGTAATAAACTATTAGAGATGTTAAAATAACTAACATGTCATCCACGACATAAACTCGGAGAATTATATTGACAGCTAGAAAAGAAACAGGCCTGGACGCAATGGCAGGCGATGGCGGATATCAAGAAGCCTATCTCGGTGATCATATTCGCTTTAAAATGAAACGTGAAGGCAAGCGTTTCTGGGCAGGTGATAACATTAGTGATTATCTGCACGATGGTGATTTAGAACGTTTGATTGATGAAGCAACCCCAGCATTTGAACAAGTACTAGATCGTTTGCTTATTGATCGTGAAAACGATCCTAATTCAAAAGGTACAGCAAGACGTCTTGCCAAGATGTACTTTAATGAAATCATGGAAGGTAGGTACAACGCTGCTCCAGATTGTACTGCTTTCCCCAACGACAGTGAGGATAGATATGAGGGTATGTTGGTTGTGCGTAGTGAGCTTCGTAGCATGTGCAGTCACCATCACCAGCCTGTGGCTGGCGTCGCGTATATCGGTATCATTGCCGCACAA